CAAATGCTGCGGAAGCTACAACAAATATGATTGATATTTTAAGCAATGGATTTAAATTAAGAATAGCTACTGATCCTAATATAGCAGAAACTTATATATACTTAGCAATGGCAAAAAACCCTTTTAAATATGCAACAGCAAGGTAATTAACAAAGGAGAATAACAACATGTGGGCTTTACTAAATGACGCAGAAGATACAATAGAGGAAATAATAAGTAATCCTAAATCTATGGTTATTAATAACATTACACACTCTCGACAAATATTCAAATGGACTACAAGTGAGTTAAAAGCAGTAGGTATAGTACCAGTTACAACTACTGGAAGCCATTTAAATACTAATTATTATATAGAGGTAGATGAAACATTTGCAATAGCTGGCGATAAAGCAAGTGTTGTTCAGACTATAGGAGTTAAAGCCGCTGACAAAAAACTTACGGATACTGATGAAGTAGATAAAAATGGCGACCCTCTTTTAGATAATAATGGTGTGCAAATTGTTACATTAGGTTTAAAAACTAATGCTAAAAATAAAGCAACTACTTCTGCTAATGGGTATTTGCAAGGCTTTGATTGGCTTATACAAAGAAAAGTTACAGCAAGCACCGCAATCCCAAATTCTGTTATAACATATATGGCTGCAATTCGCACCGACCATGCAAGCATAGCAACAGCTTTAGACGGAGCAGCAGACATGGATGCTTTTATAGCTCTTCATACAACAACATTTAAGGCTGATAAAACTGTTGATGTAATAGCTAAAACACAATCTTGGACTTCTGATGCTAATGTGAAAGCCTATAGGAGATAATTGTGAAGATGTCAGCTAATCAAGTAAAAGCCAAACTTGATACTCATGAAGCTGTATGTGCAGAAAGATGGAAAGAAACTATTACACGTATAAAACGCCTAGAAGCTGTCTTCATTGCCTTTAGTGGCACAAGTATGGTAATGTTAGCTACAATAATAATAAAGCAAATTTAGGGAGCTTATTATGCCCACTAATTCAGAAGCCAGACAAATAGCAATAAGAGGTGTAACTTCAATAAAAACTTTGCATAATGAAGATTGGATAGCGTTGTTTAATACTCGCTCTATTACGGCTGGCACATTTAATGAAAGATTACTTAAATATATAAATGGCGAATTAACAACATCTTATACAGACATAAATTTAGCAATACAAGCTTTTGCTACAGACCAATCAGACTATAATTTTTCTAGTATGGGGACGTTTACACCATGAGCCAACAATCACTTAGACAAGCAAGTTGCCGAGCCGAAGCAGGAACAACTGGAACTTATAATGAGGACTGGAATAAAGTTTTTGCAGATTCAGGCTTTACAACTGGAACTTTTTCAGAAAAGATGTTGGCATATACTAATGCACAAGGTAGTGCATGGGATAATGCAGAATGGGATCAGAATAACTGGGGGTCAGGACCATATACTAATGTGAATGAAGCAATGGCACAATTAGGAAGTCAAAATGGAACAGATGAACCTGGAAGTTTATGGTCGCAAATGGGCACATTTAGTGCAGAATAGGAGATTAATATGGATATGATTTTAAATTTAGTAACTGGCGCACCTGCTTGGGTTACTGCTGTTACAGCTTTAGTTACTGCTGCAACGGCAATCACAGCCTTAACGCCAACGAAAACAGACGATAAAGCAATTTCTTTTATATTACGCATACTAAACTTAGTTGCTGGTAATATAGGTAAGAATACAAATAAAGACGACAAATAATGGGTTGGCTTTCTGCTTTAGGACCTATTGCTAAACTTGCTTCTAAAGTTTTTGGCTTTATGCTAATGCGGAAAGCTGTCCAAGCTGATGTAATGAAAGACCAACTAGATGATATTAGGGTAGCTGATGAAGTTAAGAAAAAAAATAATGCTATTTCTGCTTCTGTTAAGCGTAGCAAGTTGCGGAAGTATAGGAAGCGGAAATAAAGGGTACTGCATAATTGCTAGTCCTATTAATCCTACTGATGCAGATATAGACGTTATATCTGACGAACTCGTTGACGATTTATTAATTCATAATGAAATATATGAAAGGTTGTGTGATTAATGTATGAGTATAAAGCAAAATTAGTTAGAGTAATAGATGGGGATACTATAGATGTTGACATTGATCTTGGTTTTAAAGTGTTCTTGCAGAAAGAGCGAGTGCGATTATTCGGTATTAACACTCCTGAAAGCCGAACAAGAAACTTGGAAGAAAAAAAGTTGGGTTTGGCTGCAAAGGCTAGGCTTAAAGAGTTGTTGCCAAAGACCTTTATTGTAAGAACAGAAAAAGATGATAAGGGCAAATTTGGCAGAATACTGGGTATTCCTCTTGTAGAAGGTAGGAATATATGCGATCAATTAGTTGAAGAAGGGCATGCCAGAAGTTATTTTGGTTTTGGACCTAAAGAAATCTGGGTATAAGGAGAGTACAATGTCTGAAAGTTTCGGAAAATGGTTAACAAGATTGTTTATAAGCCAACCAAAAGAAGATTTAACAAAGATGTCAAAGACGCAATTAGAAGCAAGAGGAAGAGAAGTTGGTATAGAACTGGATAGACGTTACACTAAAGAAAGATTGGTAAAAAAACTAGAAAAGCATTTAGCAGACCATTACGGATAAACAATAAAGGAAATATTATGTATAACAAAATGAATCCAGGAATGATGAGCTCACCTCCGCAAACATCTTCATCACCTAATGAACAACAAATGTTAGCACAAGCACTTAGAAGTGGTGGAGGTATGCCACAACAACAACAATTTACAGAAGAAGAAATGATGATGATACAACAATTAGTGCAACAAGGTATGCAACAAGGTATGAGCAAAGAGCAAGCAGAACAACAAGCTATGCAACAAATAATGAGCATGAAAAGTGTTGCATAAAAAAAAACTAATAAATTTAATATCTGACCATGAAGGTGTTAAACTTAAAGTCTATGATGATGCTACAGGGCAAGAATTAAAAGCTGGGGACATACTTATAGGACACCCTACAATAGGTATTGGCAGGAATGTTGCTAAAGATGGGTTAGGTATATCACAAGAGGAAGCAGAATTTATGCTTATGAATGATATAGATAGAGTTAAAGAAGAAATCAAGAACTTTCCTATATTGCATTTAAATGAAGTAAGAACTGCTGTTATAATAGATATGGCTTTTAATATGGGTATAAGCAGATTTAATGCTAATAAATTTCCTAAATTTTTTAATGCAATAGCTAATGAAGATTTTAAATTAGCAACTAAAGAAATGCTAGACAGTAATTGGGCTAGGCAAACAAAAAGACGTAGTGCAAAATTATCACAAATGATGTTACTAGGAAACTGGACTGACTAATGGAAGCAAAGCTATGGGCAATATTATTTGTTGTTTTTTTCTTGTCTATGTTGACGTGGTGTAGTATAGCAAAAGCACAAAGTAATACTGTTTCTAGCACTAGCTCGACAGTAAGTGGTACAACTACAGTAGATAGAACTCCGTCTACAGCGTCTGCCCCTAGCGTTGTCATCAATAATCAAGATGTCTGTAGTTTTGCTGCTACTGGGGCAATTCAAACACAAATATTTGGTTTAGCAGGTGGTACAGCCATTAGAGATTTGAACTGTGAACGTATGAAATTATCAACAAGATTGTTTAGAATGGGTATGAAAGTTGGTGCTGTAGCTATGTTATGCCAAGATGAAAGAGTGTTTCAAGCAATGGAAATGGCAGGTACACCTTGTCCATACATGGGGAAAATAGGAATAGATGCTGCAAAAGCATGGGCTGAAAACCCAGATAAAAGACCTGACTATGAACAATGGAAAAAAGATAATGTTGTAAATGAGGAGATACTAACAGATGAAGAAGCTACTGGTCTTGGTATTGGTGGTTTGTTGTTCTTGCTCCTTCTCCTTTGATTCATGGGGACAAATGCAAGATGAAGGAACTACAACAACCTCTGTAATTGAAGAGCAGGGCGGAGATGTGCAAGAAGTTACAGAAACTACTGTTACTATTGAAAATAAAACAACTGGTAATCTATTACATAAAGATACAAGTGTTGTAACTACTAAATACGAAGGAAATATGAATCAGGATTGGGGGGGAATCGGAAGTGCTAAAATGGTTACTTGTCCATCAGAAGTTGGTGGTACTGGTAAATGTGGCAAAGGAACGTCTAATACACTAACTACTTTCCAACAAAACATAAACATTTCACAATTTCATATAGAAAATGGTGGTGCTTTAAACTGGAGTTTAGATGCTTGGCACTCACAAAACAATACAGAAATCTATTTTGAGCTTAAAGGGTATAATAATAATACATTATTATGGACAGATAAGACAGATTTAAGTTCTGGTACAACGGATTACGCAGGCAACTATGATTATTCTGGTGGTTTAGATAAGCTGTTTGTGTCTGTAGGTGGCAAAAAAAATTATTACTTTGATAATGTTCAGTTAGATGTTCAGTATAATGTAATTTCTTCTGTTGTTACAACTTACTTACAGTATATAGAAACACAAGTTATGCTTAATGAAACTGTAGTAACAACTGATACTTATGATTATGAAGATACAACACCTGAAGTTTCTTATGAAGAGATGGATAACTATGATGTTGGTATGCCAGAAATGGTAATGATAGAAGTTATGCCTACAGAAACTGTTGTGTTTGAACAAACAGTAGAATATGCTCCTATTATAGAAACTAATTCTTTTGAACCTGAAATTGTAACTATGGAAACAGTAGTAGAAGATATTCAAGAAATCATGGCAATTCCAGATATACAAGAGCCAGTAGAAATTATAGAAACCCCACAACCAGAGCCTGAAATGGAAACAGAAACTGTAATTGTAGAGAATACTACAGAAGAACCTACTGTAGAGGAAGTTAAAGAGCCTTTAGAAGCCCAAGAAACAGAAGTAGCTGTTGTTGAGGACAATAAACCTACTATAGAGCCAGAAGCAAAAGAAGAGGTAGTAGAAGAAATAAAAGAAGAGGTCAAAGAAGATGTTAAAGAAGAACCTAAACCAGAACCAAAGGAAGTTGCAAAGGAAGAACCTAAGAAAGAAGAAGTTAAAGAGGTAAAGGTTGCTGATAAACCTACTAAAAAACAAGAAGCTAAACAAGAGAAAGCCAAAGAAATAATGGCAGGGTTCGAGTCCCAGTATGATGCTGTAGCACAATTAACAACATTAGCTTTGGTTAATGCTTTAGGTGCAGACATTACAACATACCAACAAGTGCCAACACAAGTACAACCAGTATGGTATGAATCAAAAGAAATATATGCAGAAACTATGTTACAAGACCCATTAGGCAATTACTTTGGAGTCCGAGATAGTTTAGTATTTGAACAAATGATAGGAAGTCAATATGAGTGAGATACCTTTGCCTGATAAAAAATACAATATTATTTATGCTGATCCGCCTTGGAATTTTAAAAGCTGGAGTAAAAAAGGGGATAAAAAAAATGCAAATCAGCATTATAGTATTATGAACCTTAAAGACATTAAAGAATTACCAGTCAACAACATAGCATCAGAGGATTGTGTGCTAATGATGTGGGTTACATATCCTAATTTAGTAGAAGGCATTGAAACTATAAAATCTTGGGGTTTTACTTACAAGACTTGTGGTTTTAGTTGGATAAAAAAGAATAAAAAAGCAGACAGTTTCTTTTGGGGATTAGGGTACTGGACTAGGTCTAACAATGAGATATGTTTATTAGCCACTAAAGGCAAGCCTAAAAGAGTGTCTAAAAGTGTACACCAAGTTGTCTATGAACGTATTAGAGAACACTCAAGAAAACCAGACTGTATAAAAAATAAAATAGTGGATTTATGTGGCGATTTACCAAGAATAGAATTGTTTGCCAGACAACAAACAGAAGGTTGGGATACATGGGGAAATGAAGTATGAGTGAGTTAGAATTTGCAGGAGTAAAGTTTAAAGGTGGTAAGATATTTGGAATACTATTGGCATTATCTACATTAGTTGGTGGTGCTTATGGAGTTTTTGAAGTCTATAAAGATTATATGGACATGAAAGAGGTAGTACGTGCCTATGAGCCACCAGATTTAACAGGGTTTGAAAGTCGTTTAAATGTATTCGAAGAAAAACTTACCAATTTAGAAACATTATTAAACAATAAAATTACCAATATGGAACAAATTTTGCAATCGGAAATATCTACTGCTATGTCATTAGTAACAGCAGCTCAAGGTGATGCCAGAGATATTCGTAATGAGTTAAGAAAAGACTTTAATGAAGTACAAGACCAAATAACTGCTGTAGATAAAAGGTCAAGAACTTCTGAACAAGACACAAGAGGTACAGTAAGAACAGCAGAGAATGAAATAAAAACATTAATCCAACATGCTGAAGATAGATTTGATGGCAAACGTACTGCTATAGAATCAGATGCTACTAGACGTAATGAATCTATTAATGTTAAATTAAAAGAATTAGAAGATAGATTAAGAGATATGTTAACTAGAGCTTTAAACAATCCTTTAGCTGGACAATAATAGACATTGTGTTTAAGATGGTAGTAACTTAGTTCATTTTTATTAAAGCATATTAGTTCCTGCTAGTATGCTTTTTTATTTCCAAACTTTTTCGTATTCTACAAGAAATCGTTTTGGAACTGAAATGCCATCTTCAAATTTTGTAGGCATTTTATTGTTTTTTAGATAAGCGTAGCTTTCCGTAGTATCACCAGTGAAGCTATTGTGTTTATATCTAATTAGAACTAGCTCATACTCATAGTTATGTTTTTTAAAATATAATAAACCTAACAAAGTATCTGAATAATCTACTCCGTAACCCTCCCATTCATAAAACCTTACTTTCCATTCATAATCTATTTTATTATGATTTCTTATTTGTTTTGTTTTTTGCTTAATATTAATTCCCCAAATATCAGCAAATAAGTTTATGTTATTACTCATAGCAATCTCCGTTTCTCCTATGCAACTGGCATAGGGCAGAGTTACTACCAACTCAAACACAATATTTATTTACAATGTCAAACAGCATGAAAACGTATTTTTCTCTTTGTTAATAACAGTATAGCATATTGGGTTTTAAGAAATGGCAGAAAACAGCCATTTTTAGATGTTTTACTAAAATAAACGGCTGTTTTCTGCGGTTTTAAAAAAAATTATTTTTTTCTTGACACCAGAAGTCTGGGATTTATCCGTAGATATCTTTGCGATTTGACTGGTAGGCTTGTTGCTTATCAACACTTTCAAAGCAACCATTCTGCATATTCATGCGTACCTCCATAGTTCTAGGATATCCTAACTCTTCATAACGTGTTTTCCAGACTACCAATTTTGCTTCGGTAAGTCTATTCCCATCATCATCTTCAAACTTTGGTCGCCATAAACTAAAGATTTGGTCAGGTTTATTATACCAATGGGCAGAACCTGCAATACTATAAGCTGTAGGAGCATTGTTACTAACTTTATACTCACTAGGTTTAGAGGGATGCGCCAGTATCATTATATGCACATCTAACACTTTAGCTATAGTTGCTAAATCATCTAGGCATTTACCTATCCAATTTGTTTCCGTATTCCTTGCTAAGTCTGGCATTTCTAATTTATTCCAAGGGTCAAAGACAAAGGCTTCTATACCAAAACGTGCTTTCATATCTCGTATTTTATCACATACCCAATTAAAGTCTGGAGCATTATTAGGGTGATTAAGAAAATGAAAGTTATTTGTTATCCAA